CCATATCCTGCTATTGTAGTAGGTTTGCTTGTAATATTTGAAAACGCTGTTGTTATGCCTGTCAATGCACTGCCGTCTATTGCTGGTAAAGCACCAACTAATGTCGTTGCATTAAGTGTACCATTTACACCGTCTACCATCAAGGTTGAATCATCAGCAAACACACTACCTTGAACATCATTGGATATCATTTGGCCGCCTACACGTAGGTTTCCGTTGCTATCTACTTCAAGCCTTGTATTGTTGATATATAAAAAATCTTTAATATAAACATCACCGAATCTATATGTTTCAGAACCTAAATCAAACGAACCGTCAGCTTCGGGGATTAAATTTCCACCTACACTTGAACCACTGTCGCTTCCTAAGTCTCTCGCATACAGTTCCGAAAAGTTATCGTTAACTTTATCAAAAGCAACTCTTAAAGGATCACCGTCGCCTTTGTTAGCACTTGTACCTAAATCAATTGTTTGTCTTGCCATTTTGTACTCTCACCCTTAATAGTCCTGAAGAAGCAATTACTTGTCTCTCCTGCTTGTTTTTATTATCGTTACCAGCTTTGGTAGTTGGTTTCTTAACTAATTTGTCAGCTTGTTTATTATCCATTAGTGCTTCCCTACAACAATTTCTATTACGCCTCTGTCGCCATCTGTTTTGGCTTCGAGTGCTTTACCTATTACAGTACCTACGCCTGCTTGGTTATCAACAATTGCGTAACCTGGTACTGCACTTGTAACAAGCATATCGCCTTTTTGTACTGGACCAATTACTTTACAAGGTACACGCCCTTGTAGTGCAAGTTCAACAATGTTATCACCTTCTAAATGTGAGTTCATTAAGTGTGCTGGATTTGTTGATATAACTCCAGCAACTTTAGTATCGCCTTTTGCACTGCAAACTGTAACTTCTGCTTCACCGCCAAACACAACAACTGTGCCTGGTTCATATTGTGCATCCGCAGTATAGTTCTCTGCCAAGTCAGCATAGTAAGATTCTGTAGCAGTACCTCTAAACAATGTAGCATATACATCTTTGTATTTGTAAGTTGCACTACCAATATCATATGTGTTATCAGTATCAGGTGTCATACCTGTTGAAGCAAACAACATTGGAACTACGCTTGAGTTAGTGCCTGTGTCTGCTGTAATAATTGCAACTTGTCCTGCTGTAGTTTTACCAGTGTTAGCACCAATTGCTACTGCTGTACTTGCCGCACCCTTTTCACCTGGTGCTTCAATAAAGCTACTGTAAATCCAATCAACACCTAATACCTTTTCACCGTTAAAGTTTGATGCCGCTTGTAGAACACTCTGTGAAGTACCTGTTTGACTAATGTCAACACTACCTGCAATTTGTAATTCTGGATAACTTGGAGTAGCACCTCCATTACCACCAACAGCTCTAAATATTTCACCTTGCGCAGGTGTTTTCATTAATACTGTAGTTGTATCAAGTGCAAGCACTTCGTAAGTTGGATCACCACCAAGTATAACTGAGTTAACTTGGATACTACCATTTGCATCAGATTTTATAATGCTGTTAACTTCACCTGTTGAACTTACATTAGATTTAGCATAAGTTCCTGTTCCTGTTTCAATAAGTGCATTACCTGGATCTGCTGCCGCGCCAATTATACTTGTAAAGTCATCGTCAACAAGTCCGCCACCTTCTGATATTACTGTGCTAAATGGAATCTCGTCAATATCATTAGACGAACTGTCACCACTATAGTTACCAAGCACATGTTGGTCTTGTATTCTTTGGAACTTTTGTAGTCCAATACTACCATCTGGAATAGTTACCCAACCATTTGTTACATCAAATGTTGCTGAATCAAATGCTGTTAATCCTAAATCGTTTTGTGTTATGCCAACTGCATCTGCTCTTGTTGATGCAACATTCATATTCAATTTACTTTGAGATATGTTAGCCGCACCGTTAATATCGCTGTTAACAATACTATTTGAATTAATTTGGAAATTCAAAGTTGTGTATCTGTCAGTAGCATAAAGATCACTGGATTCTCTGTTAGTATCAATTAAGATATCACTTGCAGGATTCAATGTAGCGTTTGCAAATTCGTCAACTGGACCATCTATACATGCCGCTTCAGCACCGCCTATAACAGCAATTACATCTGGATCTGGTGATGAACCTGATGGCTTACCATCGCTAAACTCTCCTGATACTGGTGTATAAACAATCTCTACAATGTTTCCTTCAACACCTACACGTTCAATTACATCTACAACTGTACCTGTTGCACCTGTTATTGTTCCTGTGATTGTGTCACCTCTTTCATAAGGTCCACTTACAATACTTCCTGCATCAACAATCAGTTTTTTGTATTCTGTTGAAACAATAAATTGTCCTTCTGTAACTCTTGTAGTATCGTAAGTTACAGAACGTAAATCTTTAATCTCGTCATTATTGCCTCTACCTGCATCAACATATGATTTGTTTGCCGCGTCACTATCACTTACAGGAGTCTTAATGTTTGTTATAGTGTTGCCGGCAGCATTTAGATCGTCTGTCATTGGTACAGCACCATTAGGAGCAAGTACACCTGGCCCTAATTTGTTTGCAACTGGAGCACCATTTACATCATAACCTAAACGTCTGTTAACATAACCACGTACAGCAAGTTCTGTAGGAACTGTGTCTGCGGCGTTATCAGTCATTGCTGTGTCTGTACTAAATTCTGTAACAACAACACCACGTTTAAATCCAATACCGTCAACATCTGAAAGTGCAAGTGATGCACTAAATGTAACAGTACCAGTACCTTGGTCTACACTAAAGAATCTACCAACTCTAAAGATACCGTTTTGGTCTGTGGATACGTAGAACACTCTACCTTTACCACGCTCTTGTACTTCGTTTGATTGTTTCTTCTCAGCTGGTTCACCAAAAATAACATTCGGATAATTAGATTCGTTAAATCCGCCTGTACCAACATCTAAGAAATCATGTGATGTAGCACGACATGTACTAATGTTAACAGTAACATCACCAAGCGCACCTGCTTGTAGTCCTGCTCTAATTGTAACAATCTCACTACCTAAAACAATACTTTGTGAAAGTCCTGTTGTTAAATATTCACCGTTGTCAATAAAGTCACCTTCATTAATACTGTCAATATCAATAATGTCAACAATACCATATTCGTTATCTTCTGCTGGTGCAACTATTTGATCACTACTATCAACGCCTCTATAGTTGTAAATGTAGTGTGTCTTACCATTCCAACTCATCATCATTGGCTGTTGTAATTCGTCAGTAAATGCAACTGGTCTATTTGAAGCCGGAGTCAAACTGTTATTGTTAAGTCTGTTTATTTCGTTTTGGTCAAGTGTTGCAGTTACGGCAATTACAGTATCACCTATAGTTGCACCTTTTGTATGGCCTGCGCCACTTAGAACTGTTTCACTTGCTTTTGCTGAGTCAACAATTAATTTAACATAATCATATGTGCTATCAAATCCTGCTTGTAGAATATTGGCACCTAATTCATTACCCAAACTGTCGCTTGGTAGGAATGAAATACTTCTATAAACAAAGTCTGGATTTTCTTTGAATATTAAAGCTGTACTTGGTCTAATTGTAAGTACATCAGGTCTTGCTAAGTCGTTAATTACGTGTGTTTGGTTTCTTCTATAGTTAATTTTAACATCAAAGCCAACGTCTGCTAACAAGCCACTTGTACTAAACGATGCATCACTTGTACTAAAGTTTAGTTTTAATACTTCTCCGTCAAACATAGGTGTATCATCTTCTATAAAGATACTACCATTTACACTTAGGCTTGTAATCACACCTGAGTTTACTGCATCTACAGTAACGAACGCATCGTTATCCGGAGTGCCACCACCTAATTGTGTGCCTGCTACTGTAAATGTATCACCTATTGTATAGTTTGCACCACCATTTTGTAATACAACTTGATAGCCATATCGTTGTGTCTTACGTATTGTAAACAAAGCACCTGTTGCTGTGCCATCTGTTACAGTTTGTGTGTAAGGTATTTCTGTACCTACATTAGGAAAATTACCTACAAAAACATCAGTCTTAGAAACATTTGCAACTTCGTATCTTGCAAACGCCGGAACAGATGGATGATAGATATCAAATTCTGATCTATTGCTCGGTGTATCTTTAAAGTCATAAGCATGTAAGAATAAGTTTTCTTTGTTGTTTCCGTAACCAGTGCTGTTGACTCTTAATGGAACACTATCGGCTCCTAAACCTGTTACAGTTGAGTCGCCTACAATAGGTCCTGTAATTTGTAATTCGTTTGTTGTGTTAAACGCACCAGTAGTGCTTGTTAAGTATATTGTTCTTCTACCAATAATAGTTACACTACTATCTTCTAATTGACTTGGATTGGAACTAACTGTACCTGTTGCACCTGTAACAAGCTGTGTAAGCACATCGCCTGCTTGTACAATTACTGGATTAGTAAATTCTAAAATAACATCAGCATCAAATGTACGTGCCGCTTGTACCATGTCTTGTTCAAGACCGATTGAATCTGGTATCTCGTTAGGATCACTACCTTCAGCAACAAGACCAAACTCACCATAACAACTTGAACCTGTAAGCGATCTGATCTCTGAACCGTTTTTAGCATAGTATGATGAATGGCAATAGTATGTAAACATACTAACCATTTCAGATAGCGCACCGTTAACAGCAACAAGTCCATAACCTTTGTCGTTGATCTGTGTAAAGTCGTTACCCAACATACTTCTGTTACCAGCAGTCTGAAGTGTTATCCCTATCGGTGAACTTAAATCATCTAAGTTAAGTCCTGTACCTAATGAACTTGTTATTCCTGTAAAACCTGTTCCACTGTTTGAACCTGGGCTCAATATAAGTGTTGCTGTACCAAACGCAGGATCATAATTAGTAACTGCGTTTACTTGGAAACGTCTACCATCTAAGTAAAACACACTTGGTGTTTCTGGCTTACGTACAAACAAACCTTGTGGTTCTGTTTGAGAACCTAAACTTTGTACGTTTAATCTAAATGCACTGCCATCAACTTTAGATGTAACACGCATTGCTGAGTTACCAACAAATGCATCTACTAATAGTCCACCTCTAAATACTTGTTTGTTATCTGATTTGGCAAAACCTGTTCCTGTTTGACAATATGGTGACTTAGTAAGTACTTGTCCTTCAGGATCAAGTGCCATTTGGAAACCACCATGTCCTTGTCCTGTGATGTTACGTAAAATTGTAGCATCATTCATTAAGAACACATCCATTTGATCGTTACGTAATGGTGGGTTATATTCTGAATTGAATGCAAATTTTACTGTGTCTACAAGGTTTTGTATTACTGTATCTGGACCGTCAATTTCAATCCAGTACGTTGCAACCTCTGTCGCATCAAAAACACTACCTGATGTATGTTCTGCTTTAGGTTGATAATATCTGTCAGTTCCTGCATCATTAAAATATACTACGCTTTGTAGATTGTATGTTTTACCAGCTGACCATGCAGTTGGCTTTGCATCACCGTTGAACAAGTCATACCAATATTCTAAGTTCTCACCTACTGCACCTGGTTGTACCGGTGTTGCTCCTGCTGGACCATAAAAAGTTGTAGGCGCTTCTCCTGCAATTAATTTATTTGCAAGTGTATAAATGTATTGTATACCTGCTACTGTTTCTGTTTCAGAACCTGCTTTTACAGCACCAGCATAGTATTCACCTTGTGCTTCTAATGCAAACTCATTACTACCGTTGCGTAAATCTTTTACAAGTGCATCTACAATTAAGCCTGTATCTCTTGAACATTTAACACGACCATATACTGCACTACCTACAAGTGCTGGATATGTAGTTTCTACAAAGTTTACAACCTGTTCTTGTATAAATTCTTTGTTGTCTATAAGAACAAGTGCGGCCGTTTCCCAATTACCAACGTTTGTATAACCAGCACCTACGTTTTTAAGTTTGTCTGGTTTTAACAAGTAATGATGACCAAAGTAACCGTCAACATTACCAGTCAATTGATTAATGTATTGTACACCGTTTGGTACTGTAGCAATAGTAAATGAATAATCAGTAGCGCCACCGTTACCTAATGCGCTATCCCTAACAGTAATAGTTTCACCTACTTGCCATTGATCTCCTTCATTAGTAACAGTTATAGTTGTTACTGCACCTGTGCCGTCTACTACAATACTAAATTCAGCATCTTGGCCTAATTTGTTTGTTGTATAATCAGTTGGTGTAACTGCATAAGTGCCTGCTGATCTTGAAGCATCTGCTGACGCTGTAAAGTTGACACTTGTAATATTTGATTTACCTAATACAAGGTTATCAAATTCTGCATCTCTATAAAAGAATGTATTTGCGTAACGTGATTGTGATACACGATCTCTTGGACGCACAATTACTCGTCTAAATTCATCACCCTTGATCGAAACGTTAGCTGGTACTCTAATCGGTAAGTCTTCTTGGTAGATTCCACTTTCAATTCTAACTGAAATTTGTGTATCATTTACAATGTTACCGTATTCTAATTCTTCACCATCTTCAAATTCGATTGGTTCTAATAGTTGTACTTCAATTTCATCTGTGCCTGCTACGCTTACTGTAGTGTCTGGATCTGCTTCGTACTTGTAGTCAACAATTCTACCAATAGCACCAGAATTTTTACCACGTATAACTTTACCAGGAATAATATCAGTGTTTTGCGGATTAGCTTGATCTATAAAACCAAAGTTTCCGTTTGTTGCATTAATTTTGTAACGTGTTGTACCGTCAACAATAGTAGGAGCATTTAATGGTCCGTCTGCAATTACCTGCAACACAATATCAAACTTGGCTGCGATAGCATTATCTGCTTGTGCGTCAGGAACAATAGCATTTTCAATAAACTGTGGTACACGACTTTGATAAGTTGTAGGAACTGCTGTGTTAGTTAAAATATAATCACGTACAATGTCTCTTGCATATGTAATACCTGCTACAGTTTCAGTTCTTTGTGCGCCAATAGCAATTTGCCCACTTACGTTTGAATAGTATTGTATACCTGCATAGCGTGATAGATAGTTAGCGTTGTTACCTAACAATGCATCTAAACTAACACTGTCTAATATTAACTGTACATCACGTTGACAGGTTTCTTCGTTGTATCTACCTACAAAATTAGGGAACGTTGCATTGATATAACCTGTAACTTCTTTTGCAATAAACTCTTTGTTTTGTATGATAAGTGATCTTGCGTTAGTTCTACCTGATATAGGACTTTGTATACCTGCTGTACTAATTTTAGATGTACCTTCACCAGTGTTGAAAGTCATTGTTTGCATGTAAGGACCAGGCTCAAAACCTGATGATAAAATTATTTCTTCTGCTTTTTCACATGCCGCATTAATTGTTTTGTATGCGTAACCTGGTGAACGTCCTTGTCTACCAGCTGGGGTAAAAGTTTGCTTGTCATCGCCAGCCATACTGACATAAAGGTTAACTTGGCTCTGTGATGCTACGTTATCAACATAAAGTTTTGTAGCCGCTTGTAAGTCGTCAATACCATTTGGTAAACCTTTACCTGCTAAGTCGCCTGGATGATCAAACAAGTTAAGAGCACCAGCCATTGAGTCGCCTTGACGTCTAACTGCACTCTTACGTGGAATAGCAACATTAGATAACCAGTTGCCATCTAAGTCTGGATCGTATGCATTATCAACAATAGTAAATGTGCCGCTACCGCCTGCAAGTAATATTCTTGCTGTGCCGCCTGTTGCATCGTTTTCTGTTGGGTGTAAACTAATATTGTTGCCGTCAACAATACGAACATAATATGTATTACCGTTTGTAAGACCACTTGGATCTGTTCCTGTAGTTGTATAGGTAAATGGAGCACCATTAAACGCTTCATCTAATCCGTGGTTTGGAATTTGTAAATTACCTAAGTTTAGGTTTGTTGTGCTAAGTGTATAGCCTGAAGCATCTGCTGGTTCATCTGGCAGTCTTAGTCCACCACCAGCAACGTCTTTAGACTGATAGTTTCTGTCAGCATATGCTTTATCAATTACAAGTTTGTCAATTGTAAGATTTGTACCGTGTACAGAGTTGAATGTGTCAATAGCACTTTGTGAAACTGTGATGTTTGCAATTGGCTGTGTCGCGCCATCCATTGGACCACTAAGTGTTGGCTGTGGATCGTTTGATAGTTTTGATACAAGCTGTTTAACAATTAACTTGCCGTCAACTGTAAAGTCAAATCCGATTGTATCTGCTGAACCATCTAATGCATTATCCGAAGCAAGTTCAAGCAAGTTCATACCCGAACCATCTGATCTTACTGTAGGTACATTGTTTTCGTTACCTTCGTATGATGAAGGTGTATCACTTAAATCAGTGAAAGATATTTGGCCGCCTATGCCAAACACCGCATAAAGTTCACCAAAGTTTTCGTTTACTTTGCGAAACGCTTCGCGAACGCTATCACCGGTTCCGTCATTACCTTCAACGCCGATGTCTATATTCTGTTTAGCCATAAATTACTCCGCTGCCATTTTGTCCATATCAAAGTTTACACTTACACCACAACCACAACTGCTTACAGCATTGGGATTGCGTATTTCAAAGTTTGAACCAAACATTTGTGAAACATAATCTATTTCTGTTCCAATCAAATACATTACAGCGTAACTGCCAATTTGCAAATTACCTGATCCTGTATGTATTATTTCATCGTTTGTTTCTGGATCTGCTTCTTTTTGCAAACCCCATTCGTACTCAAATCCTGCACATCCGCCACCTTTTAAGTCTAAAGTGACTGCAAAGGAGCTATTTTCATTACAAAGTTCATTAATTTTGTCTTGTGCAGACTCAGTTAGTGTACAAACGTGCATTTTTTACTCCTCGTTGCAAGTATTTATCGATAGTTTTTATAATCTTAATGTAAATATAGTTATGTTCATAAGAGAATTTAAAAAGCAAAGCCGGCATATACGTAAAAGCAAAACCGGCAAGGAACACACCTACAAGCGTGAATACACTATATGTGTGTTTAGGTGCGATAGTTGTGATACTGAGTTCGAACGCAATAGAGGATCTATGGATCCTAATAGGCTAAACAATAATTACTTTCACGTATGTAAATCCTGTGATAGTAAAAAGTTTGCACAGAAAAAAGGCGTTGAAAAGAAACAAGTTTGGAACTTGTCAGTTAATAGCGACTTAGATATTAGTAAATTATAAGACTATTCAGCTTTCCAAATAGTCCAAGCGCCATATGCAATAGCACCATATGCTACAAGACTTGCAAGTGGCTTGAAGATTAAGAACGCAATACCTGCCGCAACAAGCACTACACCGTCAATAGTTGTTCTTTCTTTGAGTCTGTCATTAATCCATTTTCTAACCATAATTGATCTCCTAATAATACTATTTATATAAGTAAAGATATCCTTAGGAGGAAAATATGTTTAATTGGTTATCAAGACTATTTGGAAATCCGGATAGCAATGCAACAAAAGAAGTAAAGAAACCGGCGAAAAAGATCGAAACGGTTACTGTAACTAAAGTTGATGCAAGTAACATTAAAGTTACTAAGACAGGTTTGAATAAACTGACTAAAGCAGGACTTGAGGAATTTGCTAAACAGAATTACGGAGTCGATTTAGACAGACGTAAATCTAAGAAAGACTTAGTTCAAGAAATATTAATCTTGAAGAATAAAGTTATTTAATAAAATTCTTTAACTGTTCAATTGCAGTGTCACAGCGAGTCAGCTTGCGCTCTAAAACAGTAATAGCGGCTCGCTGTTTTCTTATCTGCTCTTCAAGCGACTGAACATACTTTTGTGTGGGAATTTGCTGTTGGGCACCATCTTCACTTACCATAACAATATGGTCGGCACCTTGACCTTTAATGCCGCCAGCTACTCTGTTTGGATTTTTATTAGATGATGATTGGGTCTGGGCCGAAGACCTGTTCCCGTACATTTTGCTCAAATAGTCCATGATGCTCCTTTGCTTCGTAGTATTTATATAGTTCTATACTTGCAAGATTCTTGCATTTGCTCTCGCACATAATATCTGCATAATCTAAAAATTCTAATGCCCAGTCATTGACAGCATCGTTAGGATAGTAATCACTGTGCGCTCTTAGTTTTGCTTTCTTGTAGCCTGCTTCGAGTAGTGCAGGCATATCAGGCATACTATCGTGTGCAAAGTCTTGTGGCAACCATTCATTTCTACTGTAGCTGTAATGTATCACAGGACGAACACCGCGCCAGCTGTCAATTACGCGAGCAAATCTATCGTCGGTGGGACGTATATATTCACCTTCGCGGCACCAGTGATGGTGTATGTCGAGAACCAATGCGCAGTCGTCGACAAGTTCGAGGCTTGCGTCGAGTCCCCATTTGTTTTCGTCGTTTTCGATGGTGAGCGTGTTTCTTGCTTCTGGCGAGAGACGTTTAAGTGCGGCCTTAATACCGGCTGGACCTTGTCTGCCTGATATATGCACATTGCACTTGAAATCCTGGAAGGTTCTGCCATAGCCCATCCACCTGATGCAATCCACATGATATTCAAACTCCTCTATTGATCTTTGGACGATGTCTTCACTATCTGAAGCAAGGACTGTAAATTGGCCTGGGTGCATCGAGAGCCGAACATTGAGGGCTCTTGCCGTTGCACCGACTTCAGCAAACGCTCTTTCCGCATATGCCACCACGTCAGGCTTACGCCAATAATAAGACCAAGTAGGCTCGGTATAAACAGGAAGTACATCAGAACCCAATCGTACCATCCGAAGTTCAGCTGGAAGTGATCCCACATATTCAATCAACCTCTTGTAGGACGCAATGTTATGGACCATGATGTCCCACAAGCGTTCTTCAGCAACGTCTACAGTTTGCCTATTAAGCCACTGTACTGTTGTGCTACGAGTATTTAGCGGGCGTTGTATTTCTTCTAACAATTTCTTCTTTTGCGTTTGATCGTAATGCATGTATTTGCAAGCAAAACCAATACGCTTTTGTGTACTGTTCATAAAGTCACCACATGTTGTAAATTTTAAGTCCATAGCTTATTATAACACCTTTATTTCCAATTGTCAATCACCCATGGGTCTTTGCAGTTATGTGGATTAGGGTCTCCGTGAAACACAGCCATAAATGTGTCTGGCTTAATTTTAGGATCACCTATGTCCTTAAAGTCTCTTTCGCCTCTTGGCTTGCTATCAAACTTTGGTCTGCCACGCATTTCCCATTTGTAACTTTGTATCCATTCATCTGGCCAAAAGTTGTATCCATGTTTCACTTTGTGTCTAAGCCAGTCTTGATCACCTTGCCAACGTCTAATAGCATCATCTGGATGCTTTGCAAAGTCAGTGTACACGTATGGATGATCTCCTGTGTTTAATCTAAACACACTGCTATTAAATTTGTTGTAGTCTTTTATAACAAAGCGATTGAAATCTCTAATCACACAAAACTCGTTTGGTCGATATGTAAACAATCTATCCATGTTATCAAAAATAATTAAATCAAGATCGAGAAACAAAATTGTTCCTCTTAATCCTAAGTCAGGTGCAAACATCATTGGCTTGTGCCACCAGCCAGTAACATTTAACTTTAATGGCATAACTTCAATGTTGTTGTCTAAACCTGCTGAGTTTTCTGTAAAGCAAACAAACGTATGATCTAATGTAAGATGCTTCGTGACTTGATTGTATAATTTGTTTACGTACTCCGGACCATACTTGTCACCGTACTTAAGACAGCACACAAATAAATTGCCGTCATGTAAGGGAGGATTGTAAGGAGGTTTTGCCTCCTTCTTGGGTTTAGGATTTGGTATAGGCTTTGGCTGAGGAACACTTTTCTGCGGCAAAGGTTGTGGAGGCACAGCATTTTTCTGCGCCTTCTCTTTTGCTTTCCTTGCTTTACGTTGTTCTTTAGTTTCGCCTTCTACGTATTTTTTGACCACTACTTAGACATCCACCCTGTTTCATTATCCGGTGTGTAAATTGCACTATTACTACCATGCTCTGCACATTCTGCACTTACACAATAGCAACGATTGTTAGTTGCTTCACGTACTAAGTTATCAGCAAAACGCCATGCATGTTCTGCAAACTTCTCTGCACCTACACCATCAAGTTGTGTAATCTGTGCAAGTCCTTTTGTTTCTAACAATAGCAAATCATCTTTCATTGGATCGTTAATATCAATAACAGTTTGATGATCAAAAGTATCTTCAAGCCATTTCTTCAAAGGTTTCAAGCCTCCAAAGTCAACAGCCCAGTTGCGATGATCTAAATGCTCTGTGCCGAATACAAATTTAAATTGCAAACTGTACCCATGTAGGAATCTACAATGTGAATGGTCTGCGTGTGGTTGACGGAACACCGCTGATAGTCCGATGTTGTGTCCGTATGTTTTAGTGCTATAATAAGCCATACATTTCTCCTATATTATATGGGCGGCAGAGTTAGTAGGGTTGACGCCAAAGACCTAATTTTATATATAGTTTACACTATATTTGTAAGTTTGTCAAGTGATACATTAGGTTTTTTCCATTTTTTTGGCATTACCCAATCTTCTGTATTATAGATAGTGTATTTAACATCTGAATAAAATTCAAATATTTTTCCGAGTTGTATTATCCAATAGCTTGGATCTACTGCTGATTTCTGTGAAAGACTGTAGTTCGTTGTGTCTTTGTACACATTGTTTACTTTATTATCTATACCATACAAGTCAAAGCCAACAAGTTTAACGTGTTTTGAAGTAGTCAACTTAGATGCTAAAAGGACAGCATAAGGTCCTGCTCCCCAATGTTGAGGCTCATCATAACGTTCGCTACCTGCATAGAACAAGTCCGGAACAAGTCGTAAGTTCTTTTGGTTGTCAATATAGTGTTCTGAACGTGTGTACAGTTTACCTATATCAGTAAAGTTGTTTGACATTGCTTCTTGTAAACAACGTTTATCTACACAAACAAGATGGCGCAGTTCTAAATCTCTATAGGCCGCATTACAACCTATTTTATTTTCTTGTGTTAAATTAAGATTAAGAGATTTCCGACTTTCGCCATTACCAATAACTATCATTATTGACCTATAAATCCTTTCGGATGTCTTTAATTGCTTGAGATAATTCTTTTAATGATTTACTTAGGTGATTCATAAACAATGTAAATCCTGCTATACGCTTCAAAGCCCAGTACCACCAAATTATAGCAACTACAAAGAAAGTTGTAGTAAGGATAACCATAATACATTGGAATAAAGTTTCTATACCTATCCAATAACCAAACCCAACTAAACCTAATGCCGCAAAGGCTCCGATGGTTGCAAGCCGCATCCAAGCAGTTACACCTTTATCGTTAGTTTCTTCTGGGTTGTCGTCACGCATTACTATACACCTGCCTTAGATAAGGCACCTTTCATTATTTTTTATGTTAGTTAAGTTACTTTGAAATAGCACCAAACGTTTTCCACTCACCTGGTGTGCCTTCTCTAATACAGACCCAACCAATATATCCTGTTGGTTGAGGATTATCATTGTAAACTATATCACCTTTTTTGTAAACACCAGTGTTTGGAACTTCGCTTGCGTATTCAATTTTGTGCCCTTGTACTTGTATTGCATCTGCTGATGCAATACCAATATTTGTTGGCACATTGCTAACACCTACACCTAATTGGCCATAAACACTAACATTAGAGTCATTACTACCAGAGGACCCTATTTCTATTTTACCGTTTGCTTTTATAGTCAAACGCTTTGTATCATCTGTAATAATACTTAAATCGCTACTGGTAAAGTTACCTAAAAGAGTATGATTAGCATCAAAGTCCACTATAAATTCACCTTCGAACGATGCAATACCTAATTGCCCGTTTGGTGCTTCTGTACCTATACCAAGTCTTCCGCTATCACTGTTGAAGAAAATTTCTTCGTCAATGCTAAGGTTGCCTTGTGTTCTAAGGTCGCTAAGTGTACCTACTCTTGTTAAATTACTATGTCTAACACTACTACCTAATTCGGTCTGTGTTAGCACAACAGCGTTGTTGATTGAAAATGTTTTGTCAGCACTAAGATCTATACTCTCAGTTGACCAAATGCGGTCTGGATTTGCTCTGTATACAAACTGTCTACTATAATCTTCACCTCTCCACAATAGGCCTTTGCCGTATATGCCAGAGTCGCTATCTGCTGTAAACTCAAGTGGAGTAGAACGTTCGTTACGTATATCCGCTTTTATTTCGTTTACTTCGATACGGGAAGCAGTAATTGTGCCTCCAACGTTAAGATGATTTTCTACTTCAACAGTGCCTGCAAGTTTCTTTGCATGGACATTGTCTACATGTAAACCTTTGTCTGATACATAAACAATAGATTCTGTGGCACCATCTGTGATACCTACACTGCTGAACTTTGTTATCCGTCCGCCGTGTATCTTGTCACCGCTTATTTCATTATTCAGCCACTCAGGCTTCTCAGCCGGTTTATTGGCAATTGTTTCAATTGTGTCGCCGAGTGTATTTAATGCACTTCGTAAGCTGGACAAGTCATCCATTGTTTGTTCTCCATCGTAGCAATAGTATTTATCAGTTTGCTTTAAGAAGGATCGTATCAGGATTACAACGTCCGTTTAGCTTGGTATCTGTAGTTTTGATATCATCTAAAAACTTACGCAATGCAACTTTACCTGCAGATTTAAACTCTTTAAGTTGTTCTTCTGGCTTACGCAAAGTCTTTTGTATACTAAGTTTTTCATCAAAACCGATAATAGTTGTACCTTTTACACTCAAACCAGATCCGTCTCGTTGTAGTCCTTTTGGATCTATGTTACTTGCAATGTACTTGCCAAGTTTACGTGTTTTTACGTTGAATACCCAAAGCTCATTAGCATGTACAATGTCAACAGGGTTAATACTTGCAAGACTGTACTTACTATCTGCTTTACTAAACTTCAACTTCTCAACAATTTTATCAGCACTACGCGGTTTAGCCTTACGTGGCTTACGTGTAGCTTTTGCCTTTTCAATAATAAAGTCAATTGCAGTCAGTAAACTTTCAATCGCTTCTACGTATTTTTTAACATCTGCTTTTTTAAGATGTGCATAGCCTTCTTTTAGTTGTTCCCAATGATCTGCTTCAAGCTCACTCATTTTGCTCAACTGTCCTTTAGTTGGCATACGTTCTAATGCTTTGAAATCATCTAACTCATTTTCGTAAAATGTTTTCATCTTACGTGCATGAGCTTGAGTAACTCCAACTTTGCTAAAATGATCTTTAAAGTCAAATCCTTTTGGATCAAAAGTTTTACAGTCAATAGTAAATCCTTCTAACCATTCATCAATGCTTTCGGACATCAAATAAGATTGATCACGTATACGTTCTTGTATAGTAGGAACATATACATTTTTCTTTTCTTCTACTTCTTCTTCTTTAGTTGCAAGAATTTCTTTGCCTTCTTCTATTGCTTCTTTGACACGTTTCTCTAAAAATATAATACTTGATTTGAGTTTCCCTGTTGTACCTGGAAGGCTATCCCAATGTTCAATTTCTTTTTGCGGTGCTTGTGGAGCACCTTTCATGTCCATGCGAGCTACAATAGCGGCAGTGATACTTAACGCCCTACCGGGCGCGGCCTTTACCGCCTTAATATCCTCCTTACTATACCCGTTAGTTTTCATCCAATCAGGTACGTAACCATATAGTTCGGCAGGCTTAAAATTTTCATAGTACCAATCGTGTGTTGCTCGACGATGCCTATGAATCTGTTCACCTGTCCATTCTTCCCAACCGTCCCATTTGGGCTCTTGTAGTTTAGCGCCACGTTGTAGTCGGGGTGCGGCTCGAGGTTTTCTTTTTTTAACTTTTGGAAGTGCCATTTACTCTCTCCGTATCAGCAAGTATTTTCTAAGTATATAGCCACACTTGCAGAAAGTCAAGTGTTTTCGATTTCAAAAATGATTTTTATTCGTGTTCGCCGCCAGGATCTTTTGGATCTAAAGGTACTTTGTGTGCAATACCTTTTTCATCTCGATAGATAGTATATCCACGTCCTCGTCCGTAAGAATGATAGCCTTTGCGGAAAACAAAGTGTGTGCCGTTTTTCTTTGCCATTTCAAACGTGCCTACTGTGATTGCAATAGCACCTAACAGTAATGTGTGTAGTACCATACTAAAAACACCTGCATACATGCTACCTACAATGATACCAAATACAATACACCACATCCATGCAAGGACCTGCATAATCATATGTCGTGTGCTAAAGTCCGGAATTGCACTTAGAGGATTTTTGTTATGATCCATTACTACATTCCAACAATTATATACCCATTCTCTCATTGATATTACCTTTCTAAACATTACTTTTGTAGGGTAGTGAGCATCGACGCTATCTCTATAATCAATAGCGTCATACAAGTCAGCAAATTCTTTCACTACCTTATTTTCTTTGAACCATGCTGTTACTCTATACATTATATTTTCTCGCCTATTTCAAATCCACGAAATGTTTTGAATCGTGGAAAACGTAAACTGTATGTACCGTCTTGGTTTTGTGTTACGGCATCTGCCCTAACTTCAACAAGCTGACCAACAAGATCATTGCGATGAGTCCAAAAGTCGGATCTGTTATCATCCGTAAAGCCACTGCCAACATTGACACGTATATCTTTGCCATCATCAACCCCAGCACATACAACAGCGCCAAGGCGCCCTTCGTTTCGTCCTGTTCCTTCTTCAACATCTGTTACCTCCAGTGTAACTTCTATGAATGGTTTAGCCTTAAGCCAAGCGTGTGTACGCTTACATTCATACGGTGCATCAATGTCTTTTATCATTACACCTTCATAACCACCGTCTACAGCCGCTTTATTCAGCTCAACAAAGCGTTGTTGTCCTTCATTAGTACTAAGGTCTACCTCTTCCCAATCTAACGCTTGTACGTGCTGTAAAACGCTTGTGTGCTGTTCTACCCATGCCTTTGTAATTGCACTTCTAAAGCTCTGTGGCTTATCCCAAGATCCGTTTTGGAAACAACCTAATGGAATAGTATCAAACAAATGCAATACTGCATCTGTTGATTGCTTACCATCTTTGCGATGTACTTGCTTCATTAAGTCTTGGAAGTTAGCACTCATTACTTCTCCGTC